GATTGTAAGTAACTTTAGTTGCAATACTTGCGATACATTTATATTAATGTACTGGAAATAAAAAAGGCCGCATTAAGCGGCCTCTTCTTTAGATGTTACTTGCTTCCTCGTATATATCTTCGAGGTACTCTATGTACTCCATAAATATATCTAACTCATTATAGTTAAAGTCTCTAACCTCTCCGTCTATTCCGTACTGGTCTTTCATTAACTTTAATGCTTCTTTACGAATCTCCTTTGATCCTTTGATACTTGCTTTAGCTGCAAGTCTTAGTCTCTCAGGCTCCTCTCCTAAATAGCCTGACTCCATTTCACTTCTTACAAACTTCTTAGCGTCTGCTAATACAACCTTCAGCATCTTACGTTTACCTGTAAGTGATGCATCCTTAAACTCAGGTGTATTGAGTAGTACTCTTGTTTGCTCTTCTAGCACAGGAGCTATAATACCATTGAATGCTTTATCATATGCAGGTATCTTAGTTCTCTCTGAAGCTGTCCAAGGAAACATTTCAGACATCGAGTATGCTTTTTCTGTCGCTGTGCGCCCAGGCTTTACTGTTATACCAAAGATTCTAGCAAAAGGATTAGGATCATAAACTTGTCCTTGTCGTGTCGCTACGTTTAGTTCTTCGCCTGTAATAGTATCCGTCTTATCTATGAATGCTTCTAGTATATTGTCTACATATTTTGTAGCTGTTTGTGTAAATACATTTGCACCTTCAGCTTGACGTACATCTTTAGCACCGTCCGTACCCATCGCAAAGCCTACAGTTTTATTTATAGCATCGAGCGGTCTAGTAAAACCTGCTGCAAAGTTTCCTGTTACTTTGTATAAAGCGTCAATGGAAGCACCACGTGATGCACCATCAGAGTTTATGAATATGTCTAGTAGGTTGTTTATGTCATTACCAAACTGTGCGTCACGAGCAAGCTGTCCTACACCTATCTGAGTACCAATCTCTTGTAGTAGCTCTGGTGGAACCTCTTCTCCGTTACGCTTCATGTTCATGATACGTCCTGCTGCTAAGAATACTGAGAATGGAAATGTGTTCTTTGCATCAATGATAGTACCACCACCTACATCTACATCATATACGCCTAGACCTTTGTCACGTCTTTCCTTGTCAAAGTCCATAGCCAAGCCCAACGCAGTTGTACCTATAGCCATACGAGCAAACGCTTCACCTTCTGTAAAGTCTGTTCCTTCTTGTTTAGCCACACGTTTAACAAACTTACCAAACACTTCTGGTGCAGATAGGAATGACCACTGGTATGTGGTAGCTACAACGTTGTTAAAGAACCTACCAAAAGGTAGGATAGTGCCTAGCACAGGTGTGTTAGATAATGTCTCAACAAACTTAGCTGTAGTTCGTAGTAACTCAGGTTGTTCTTTGGATGTATAGTCTTTAGCAAACACTGACTTGAGTGTGCCATCTAGTGCAGCTTGAAGAGTTCTTTCATCAATGATGTTCTCTTCCATCAGTAGTGCTTCTTTTAAAGTAGTGCCTCTATCTAATCGTAGATACTTATCAAGCTCTGTCATAAACATCTGAGACTTTGTGAAGCTGTCCTGTATACGCACACCAGTAATCTGACTTGCTGCAGTAGCCATAGCTTCTACATTTTTGAATAATGGATTGTCAGGATCAATACCGTAGCGATCTGCTGTAGCTTCTACACCACCTGCCATAGTCTCAAACAAAGTCTTACGAACATCTTGATTCTTGTTTAAGAAGCTCATGTATGCATCGTGTGTAGTGTAAGGATCGAGAAGGTTACGCATCTTCTGTCCTTGTATCATTGTCAACGCACGTGCTTGCCTAAATGATTCTGCAGCACTTTCTCTATTGACTGCAAGCTGTCCTAATCCTTTAGCCATCAAAGCTGTAGAGTTAAATAAGTCAGCCATAGTCTGACCCACATAGAACTGTGTAAAACCTGCAACGTTAACTGCTGTAGTAGCAGGAGATGAAACAAGCAAACGCTTCCACACAGACTGACCATAACGTAGTGTGTCAGAACGATCAGCTTTACGAAGCTCTTTACCTATAGCTTCTTTAGCTTCAACTTCATCTAATGTCCTGGCAAGTTTGTCGCTTGATGCAACAATGCCTGAGTCTAGTGTCTTACGAACCTGAGACATTACATTCAAAGTTTTACCTGCTTCGTTAATCTTCTTAGCAAGGAGATCGCTTAGTGCTGTCTTGTCAGATGTAAGTTCACCAATCTGAATACCTGTGTATTTCTGCATTTCTTTGTTGACACGAGCAAGTTCTTCTTCTGGCATGAACCTAGCTACGTTTGTCATAACATCAGAGATGTGCTTTTCACGGCTCAGTTTATATCCTGAGTCTTTGAACAGTTTAGCTAGGCCACTTTTACCATCTTCACCTAGCATAATGTTTTTAATTAAATCGGCTGGCATAGCATCCTGTGTAAATGCACCACCCTTTTCCACCTTCGCATTCCAAGCTTCGATCTCTTGTAGCATTATCTTACCAGCTTGCTTGGCTTCATCTGCTTTGAATATAGGGGTCATCTCTTTGATGACATTGTTAGATAGTCTTTCTATCTCTTCACCTGTGTCTTTCAATCCAGAAGCACCACGAAACTTACCAAAGCCTAACTGTGCAGCACCAGCTACACCACCAAGTAAGGAAGAGAAACCTGTTTGTAATGCACTGTAGCTTTCCTGCGCTCCTGCTTCTAGCATAACATTCTGTGCCATGACATCCTGTAGCACAGCCGCACCTGCGTCCAGCGCAATAGTTTGTTTCAATGATCTAGTAGCAGCAGTCTCGAACAATTCATTCTGCTTTTTGCTAATGCTCTACGTCCTTCTTTACTTACACGTTCTGCTACATCGTTATATAGTCTACCTGCTTGTTTGCTAGACATTCCTTGTTGCACTGCTCTACGTGCAGCTTCTACACCTGCTTTCTGTGCAGCTTCTTTTGCAGCAGCACCAGTAGCACCACTACGTAAAGCTTCACGTCCTGCTTCACGCACAGCAGCCTTGATAGCTTGTTTACCTGTAATAGATACACCAGCAGCAGACGCACGTCCTATACCACCAGTAACTAAACCTAGATAGTTTGTTGGGTCTGTAGCTGCAGCAAATACATAATCTTTCACACCACCAACAGCACCCATTACACCGTCATTGACAAACACATTTCCTAGCTGATCATAAATCTGATAAGCTTTCCTGGCTTTGTCTTTACGCTTCTGGTCTGCCTTACTTATGAATCTTACTTCACCTGCAGTAGACACAGTGTTAGCATTGAAGTAACGCATATGATCTACAAAGTCTTCTACAACCTCGTCTGCATCAGCATTCTCGTAGTCTACTCCTTTACGCTCTATCATGTACTCACGTATAGGATTTAGATACTGATACTTTTTCAGATCATCTTTCTTTAGAGTGAGTCCTTTGTCAATAACAAAGTCATCATCCATCTGCTCTTGTTCATCTGGTGTAGGAACAAAGCCTGACTCTTTATCCCACTTCAGTAATTCTCTATAGTCCATTATTTACCACCTGTTTGATAACGTCTTAGTAAGTTATTGGGTAACTTTCTTTTTTGTTTTTCTCCTTCGTTATACTCTTCGATGATAATGGCAGGATATACACCGTTGAATGCATTGTCATCCATAGACTCTAGCATTTCTTTTGTTACAGTAAATGTACCTCTGCCTTTAATCTTGATCTTATAGTTCTTGTCATCTAAGTTTCTTTTGATTGTCAAGTTACGGATAGGTGCTTCTAGTAGTTTATCTACATCCTCTTTGAAGTCGAAGCCTATTATACCTGCTCGTGATACAGGTAAGCCTCTCTCTTCTCTTTCTGAACGAGACATCTTATCCCACTGCTCTCTTGTATACTCAGCACTATATCCTTTTATTAACTGTCCAGAGAGAGCTTGCTCCAGTATTGCTTTACCTTCTGGTGTAAGAGGTGGCGCAGGAGCTAACTCGTCTTCTTTATCTTCTGTTATGTCTTCTTGCCGAAGCGTTTCTTCAACCTTGATGGTAGGCTCATTAAGAGAGTCACCAAGCTTGTCACTGGACTTATCAGTTTCATTATCATCTTTTTTAATTTCTTCAACATCTTCATCATCATATCCATATATCTCCATTAAATCTGCTAGGAACTCTGGTCCTGCTGCTTCCTCAATTTGTTTCAATACAAGTTTATTTTCTAAGAAACCTCCATGTTGATATTTATCTGCGAAGTATTCTATTAAAGGTCTGGCTGCTTTAAACTTTAGAAAGGCTCTAGCTTTCTCTTCTGCTATGCTTCTGTCTACAGGATCTGCTCCTGCTGCTCTCATCTTACCTTTTATATATGAAGTGGCTGCATCACCATCTACAGCATCTGCCATAGCCTTTGTTAATTTACTACTAAAGTCCAAAGCTTCATCTGCAGTAAAGTAATCAATGTCAGTGAAAGTCATAGTAGCACCTGGAAGCAGAGATTGATACTCAGACTGACGTGCTAGTTGGTTCACCTCTGCTACGGACATACCATCCATAAACTGTTCATCGCGTAATTCTTCTTTTACTTTTTGCTTACCACCATAGCCAAACAGAGAGGCTACAAAACTTGGCTCTTCTCTCTTTTCATCTGTCAGTACAGATCTTGCTCCGTAGGTTTGTTTAGCAAATTCAGCAAGAGACATATCTTTTAGATTGTTATTGACCGAAGGTATGTTAGGCATTGTTACAATAGCTTCGATGTCATCTACACCTAATCGTTTGACACCCTGTTGACTTGCAGCAGTAGCTAACTTGTCGTAAAACTCTTTTATACCAGTCATACCAGATGCCATAGCTGTACGTACTTGCGACTCACTAGCACCTAATTGGATAGCTCTCTTGCCTAACTGTGCAGCTTCTTGCGCTCTCATGTTACGCTGTTGAACTAATGCGGAGTTACGTTGAGCCGCCTCACGTTGTGACTCTCTATATGCGTCAGCTTCATCTCTGCGGTCTTCCATTTCATCACTTACTTCATCAAGGAAGGAAGCTGCGAATATTTTCCAATCAAATGCCATTACGTTAACCTCTTGCCATTAAGCCTTTTGGCTTTTCTTGTTCTGGTTCTTCTTCTTTAGTCTCTTCTACTATCTCTTGTATCAACGCCTTGCCTGGGTCTTGCATGTCTTCAGGATTATCTCTAAGGTACTTTGTAGCCAGTACTAAGAAGCGGTTCATTTCTGCTGCTTCTGCTTCTGCCTGTAAGTCTCTTCCATCATCGTCTACTTCAACACCCATAGCTTCTATGGCTTGCTTTAAAAACTGATGTATGATTGGACTGACTAACATAGAAGCGTCTACAGTGTGTAATCCTCTCAACATACCTTGTTGTGTAATAGATTGCACGATTGGCTTTAGAGGTGCGCCAGCTTGACACATTGCTGCAAAGTCATCTATCACATCTTGATTAGCCAACTTGTTTATGTAATACTTAGTTACATCAGTTATCTCAGCCATCTCAGGAGGAGACTCCCAAGGGTTATTTTTAGGTTCACCTGTTAAAGCCTCACCTGGTATTGGTCTATCAAATTGTCCTGCTAAAGCCATATCTATATCCTACTTAGTAAATCCTGCACCAAAGTATAAGCCTACGATAGCTGATACAATGTGTGTATCCAGTGGTGTTATTACAAATCCTTGTGCATACTTCCACTTAATTACTTCTTCGCCTGGTCCGAAGATAAAGTCAAGAAAGCCTACCTGTATCTCAGTGTAGCCTACATACACACCTACTTCAGGATAGAACACTGCAACCAACTTTGGCAACACTATTATAGCAAAGACTGCAGATAATGCAATAAGTCTTCTTGTCCATGCAAAGTGTTTATCGTTCTTTCCTGCGTTACGTGCTTCTGCTGCAAAGCTTGCGTTGGCGTTAGCACGTTCCATGAGCATCTTGTTCTGCTCTTGTTTCATCTTCATGCTTTGACCCCAAATGGACATTACTCCACCCAATACGGTAGAGCCAAGCATTGTTATTAATTCTAAAGGTAATCCAAACATTATTATTCCTATTATTTACTAAACTTTTCGTAGTAGTCAGAAAGACGTGTTCCAAATTTGTCTTTAGGATTGTAAGCTCCATTAGACTCTACAAACTTTTTCATGCCTGTTTTTCCTCCTAGATGAGCAACAGCACGTAACCCATCACGATTTTTAAACATTGATTTATCAATCACACTATCAATAGTTTTGTCTATGTCTTTAATGTGCCAAATAGCCACATCATTCTGTAAGGATAAATCTTTTTTAAATTCATCTTGTGTAAATTTAGTTTTAGTATCGTCTTTATAATCTTTTAAACGAGCCTTACCGAACTGCAACAATCCAACAAACCTTCTACCATCATCTAAAGTAACTTCTGCATCTGGGTTTCCGCTACTTTCACTTCCTGTTAAATTTACTATAAAGTCCTCAACAGATGAACCTACTTCTTGGTTAAAGCTATTGTAATATTGTGAATCAGGGTCAGTGCTGTCTGCTACATAGTTTGCCTTAATAGGTTTAAGCTCTTCCATACTGGTAGCTTTAGTTACAACCTCTTTGTCCTCTGCTCTTCTTATAGGTATGCTTATATCTTTACCTGCTTCTATGCGATTTGCATTCTTTATACCGTTCAACTCTTGCAACTCTTTTACAGTAGTACCTGTTGCTGCTGCTATCTCAGATAAAGTATCTCCTGATTGTATTGTATAATCTGCAGTTTCTTCAGCACCTATACTCGCTATTGCTCTGTTTATAGCATCAGGCATACCTGGAGTATCAGGCTGATCCATTGTAGGAGGAGCCATCAAGCCAGGACTTCCACGCCTTTCCATGTAAGGATCTCTAGCACCAGCAAACCTGTATGAAGTAGGAGACTGATCACGATTAGAAGACTGTGGACGCATGTATGGAGAAGTGTATGGAGACTGTTCTGCTACTGCAGCAGGAGGTAGTTCAGTAGCTGTTACAGCAACAGCAGCAGGAATAACAAAAGAAGATCTACTATAAAGCTTTGATGGGTCTGTCTCTTTAGTTCCTCCAACTAATTTACCACCAGAAAAACTAAATAGGTTAGATACCATATTCTTTAATCTTTCATATGAACTCATAGGAGGTTCTTCTTTTACAACAGGACTACCGCCCAGTCCTCTTTCATTTCTACGTCTTTCACGATTCTTTTTAAACTGTTCTTGAATCCTTTGTGCAGCAGAAGTAGTAGTCTTTCCGCTAATACTACTTATTCCTACAGACCGCATAGAATCAGCAGCTTGTTTTCCTGCATTAGCTGAATTAGTCATAGTATTTTTATTTGCATTTCTTTTTTGTATGAATGCTTCTACGTCATAATCTGCCATTATATTATCCTATTATAGAAATTTTGAAAAGATCTTATCTGCTGCGTTGATAGCTAGGTTGCCGACAAATTTACCTGCTGCTTCTGATAACATGTTTCCACCTTTAGCATCTTTACCTGCTGAGATATTAGCTATCATGATATTCGCATCACGCTCTGCTCCATTCTCTGATGATTGCCAAGCCCATGCCAATGTATCACGCTCACGCTGTACAACATTATTGTAAGCTGTCATTGTAAATTCATTAGCTTGCATAGCTTCATCACGGTTAGCTTGGTTAGCTGCAGCGTTAGCAGCAGTAGTAACTGACTGCGCCCACTGAGCGTTGGCCTGTGCTATCACTAAGTGATTCTTAACGTTAAACTCTTCTCTGGCATTCTCTTGAGCTTTATTAAACTTCTCTACAGCATTAACTTCACCTGCGTTAAATCTTTCCATAGCATTCTTTTGTTCTGCATTGAACTGAGATACTTGTGTAGATAGTGTGGCAAAGAACTGATCTGTCTGTGCTTGAGATGTAGCATTGAATTGTTTAGTTGCGTTTTCAGCAGCAGTGTCACTAAGTATTGCACCAACTCTTTGTTGTGCTTTAAACAGAGATGTTTGTTGTGCATTGTCTAGATTAGCCATATCCATCTGTAAGAAAGATTGTGCATTCTGCACTTCTGCCTGTTGACGGTTATTCAAGTTAGCCATATCCATTTGTGTCATGGTAGCTGCATCAGCTAACACTTTTGCTTGTCTGTTGTCTAAGTTAGCTAGATCTACAGTCTGAGCCATACGTGCATTCTCTAGTGCTACTTGCTGCTCTGCTGAAAAGTTCATGTTAGCTATTTCAGATATACGTGCAGCATTTTGTACTTTTGCTTGAAAGTCTTGATCAAACTTCATGCCCATAAACTTAGCACGTTGCTCTGCTTTGAACATAGCCATCTGCTGTTTATTTGATGCATCCATCTGAGCGATGGGCAACGCTGATTCCATTGCAGCTTGTACGATAGCCATACCTGCCATAGAGGAAGAACTTAGACCACGTGCTTTCATTTGTGCCGTGGCTGCTCTCATAGCTCCTGCTGCCCATGCAGGTGTGTTACCACCTTCAAAGTCTTCCATAAGAGTATCAAGTTCATCTTTTACAGATGCTGCTTCTACTTCACCTTCACCGAAAGTTTCAGCTACTTGTTCATCATCTACTGCAGAACCATCTATGAGTTGATCTTCTGTAGCTTCTAATGCATCAGGCGCATCTACTTTCTGAGCTTCTTCAGGATCTATCTGCGCTGCGTCTAGGCTAAGTGATGAGGCTTCTGTAGGATCTATTTGTGCAGCCTCTACTTGTGCATCTTCACTTACTTCACCTTCTGCAGGTGCAGTGTCTTCCATAACCTGATCTACTTTAGGTGAAGCCATTGCAGTTTCTTCAATCTGTGGAGCTTCTTTCACATCTGGCATATCAGCCTGACCCACTGCCTCATCTTTTACAGTTGCAGCCTCTGCTACTGGTGCATCACCTGCAGTAAGTTTCTTATCAGTGGGATCAATCTTAGTGCCTTTGTCTTCTCCCATGTCTGCAACTACAGGAGCTTTCGCTACAATAGATCTATCTATAGAACCATCAGCACGTTTAATATCTTTGCTTGGACCTTCTAAGATTCTTCCTGTTAGTTTATCTGCAGAAGATAGTGCAGACTGTTTTTGTGTAGTTGTGCCATCCTTTTTTGTTTCAGTTACTGTTTTAGTCTGATCATCTAATGGCTTGGTATTAGTTGTATTCTTTTTAGTGGTGTCTTTTTTAGTATTCTTTTTAGTGCCTTTAGAATCTTTATCAGTTCCTATGCTTTTTGAGAAATCTCTAATTGCTTTTTGGTGTGCCTCTGCTGTTTTCTCTATCTGAGGTTTCTTGTTGAAATCCTTTATAGCATTAGATTTGGTGCTTTTCTTTGGTTTTTTAATTTTAGGATCAGCATTAATCTTAGGTGGTACAACCTTCTTTGGCTTGGCTGGTGGTTTTGGCTTTGGCTTAACAACCTTTACCTTTGGTGGCGGCTTTGCTATTAGTTTCTTTTCAGGCTTTGCTCTTCCACCAGTTTTTACTTTAGGTGTTACCTTCTTAGTACTCTTATTCTTTTTATCAGTTAAAGTCTTATCAACTACAGGACTTCTTGTTGGTTTTTTCTTTGGTTTAACTGTTTTTACCTTGGGAGGTGGCTTTGCTATTAGTTTTTTATCGGGTACGGCTCTTCCACCAGTTACTACTTTAGGTGACGCCTTTTTCTTTTTTGCTATAGTAGTAGACTTTTTAACTTTAGCTGGAGCTTTTTTAACAACCTTCTTAGGAGTTGAAGTACTCCTCTTTTTCTTTACTGCTGTAGACTTTTTAACTGGTTTAGGTTTAGGCTTTGGTTTAGTACTTTTATTCTTATTCCTAGATTCATTCCTATCAACTACAGGACTTCTTGTTGGTTTAGGTTTAGGTTTAGTCGTTTTCTTAGTAGAACTAGAGCTACCACGAGAAGTTGATACACTCCTGGTTCTACTAGAACTAGAGCTACCACGAGAAGTTGACACACTTCTAGTAGTAGTAGTTTTCTTAGGCTTCTTACGTTTAGTAATAGATCTACCACGCTTGGCATCTACTGTTTCACCTTCTACCATCTGCCTAGCAGCTAGAGTATACTTACCCATCTTTGCTGCAGCAGCAGGATTAGCAGCACTTACAGGACCAGAAGCTTTTAGACCTTT